CACAACATAACAAGTAACGTGCCCCAAACGCCAAGCACAATGCCCACAACATTAAACATTACGTATGTCATTTGTTGTAGTTCTTGTATGTAACGGTTTGCCATATTTCGTCTGCTAAGTGTTTAGCGGCCCACCGTAAATATTGTTCTACTTCGTCTTTGCCTATAAAATCAGGCTGTTTTTGTATGGTTTCTATTAGCTCTGTTATGTCGCGCAATACTTTTATTAAGTTGCCTAATAGCATTAGTCCGCCTTACTGCTTGGTAGTTGTTTTAAAGCGTCAATCATTTGTGTCGCTTGGTCAGGGCTTAACGTTTCAAGCGTCACCGCGTCACTATTCAACGTGGCCGCTATGTAATCATGTAACGCGGCTTCGTCAAACCCCGCACCTTTAGCCAATGATTTAATAAAATACACTTGCTTTTGGCTTGCGCCGCGTGTGTGTGTGCTTGTGGTTTGTTCGCGCCTAATAGGTGCTATTTGTGCGTCAGCGCTTTTACCTGTTTGCCGGGCTTCAATTTCGTTACGTGAAGCAATGCTTTTGCTAATGCCAAACCCCATGTAACCCAACGCACGGCCTAACGCGCTTGTCATACCTACCATAAATTCGCTGTTTTTTGTGTAAGGCGTTTTGCCGGGGTATGGTTCGGCTGCGGTAGCAATACTTGGAATTAAATCGGCAGCGTCGCGCCAAACGGTAATTGTGCAACGGTAAAACGTGCTTCCGTCCGGCATAGTTACAACCTCTGCAGCTGTTTCTTGTATGCGTAAATCCGGGTAGCGCTTCAATGCTTCTGCTAGGCGTGTTGGTACGTCTACGTAGTTGTCTATGTTAAATGCCATTACCAACCGCTTTTCTTTACGCAAGGCTTCAAACTGACGTGTAGCCAAATTACTTTGCCGGGGTTTTTGCTTGACGTGCACGGCTTCAAAAGGTCGCCGCATTTCTTACATTTTTTCATGTCGGGTTGTTCTTTCATGTCGGGTTTATATTGCTTTCGGTAACGTACTCATTGCGTGTAACAAGGTTTGTGCCGTTTTAAAACATGGTAACGGCATATAAGGTGCCCACCGGTCAACTTGCATAGTTTCGTACAACGTATTCCAACCGCGCAAAATTACCGCCTTGTTTTCTTTGTCTAAGGTTGCTAGCACGTATATTGCGGGCTTGTCAAAATCGCGCGTAAGCAAACAACCGTCCGGGCGTGGTGTTGTGCGTACTTCGTAACGGCCTACGTCGTTAGCTTTAGGGTTGTATGGTTCATAACCCCAATAAACGTTAAGGTATTTGGCTAACGCAAATTCACCTAGCGCGCCTATTTTGTCCGGCAAAGTGTTTTTAAATTCGCCTTTAAATCGGTCTTGGTGTTGGTTGCTTTTGGCGTTTTCGTGGCGTAATTCGGCTACTGCGTATGCGTAGTTTATTTCCGTCGGGCTTAAATAAACAGTTGACATTTAGCCGCCTAAAGCCTCTATTGCTTCGCTAACGGCCTGCCATGCGTCTTGTTGGCCGCTTAAATCTAGGTCTATTGCTACGTGCTTTAAACGTGCAATTAAATCAGCGTGTTTAGGTTTGTACGGAATATGTGCGGGTCTGCATATTTCGTCTATTAAATCAAATACTGCCATTTGATGTTTGGCCATTGCGTTTGCTGTTGGGTCTAACATACGTCGGGTTTCCTCACTTAGTCCGTATTCGGGGTAGGGCTGTTCTTGCATTACTTACTTGTAGACCATGGTAGCCAACCGCTGTTACGCCAAATAGCAACCATGGCGCGCGTGTTGGTTGTTGGGTTGTATAGGTCGTCACAAGTTTGCAATATTTCTTTAGCTTGTAACCAACCAATAGGCCAATACTTGTTAGGTAGGCACCAATAACCGTTAATTTGGTAAATCCCATGAGAACCACCATTTACGTCATTTGGGTTTACTGCGTCACTTGTACAACGGCTTTCACGTACTGCCACGCGTAGCGCTGTTTCTAGTTCGCTAGGCGGTAATCCCTCTGCTAAAGCCAATGACGCAACCTGCGTACAGCTAGTGACCAATGCGGGCAATGTGGTTGTAGTTGTGGTTGCGGGCAGCGACGCCGGTACAACCTGTGCGGTTTCGGTTGGGGCCTGTGCGTTACCGGGGCTAAAAACTAATAAAACGCCAATAATTAGCGCTATTGCGCCTGTGGTTATCTTGTGGGTAATCATTTTGCTACCTCCATTTGGTAAGGGTTTCCCCATGTGCCAGTAGCCGGGCTTTTAAATGCCAGTTGGACGTGAAGCACGTCGTTTGTTTGTGGGTCTCTAAAAATTTGTACCATGGCTTTTTGCCCGGTGGCAAGTGAGGTTATAAAACACTCATAGTTAAAAAACTGTATTTCGTTCATGGTAAATGGCTTTCCGTCGGTAAAGAAAACCCTAGCCAACGATTGTTACGCGGTTGTGGATACTCCGAAAACGGTTTCAAATATAGCTTTTACGGCTTCCGGGTTGTCGGCCATTGCCGGGGAAAGTTCAAAATGTAGCCAGTCCCCACCGGGCGCACCTGAAACGGTTTTAGTTTCGTAAGCTTTCCACGATTGCCGGTCACAACGCCAAGCCCTACCAAACGGGGTAGGCCAGTAGTCAATAATCATTTGTACGCCAAGTTTGTTTGCATTGGCTACCACAACGTCTAAAAACGCTTTAGCGGCCTGCCTACCTTGTGCTACGCCTTTAGTGTCGGTTTTGCGGTATGACAAGTCCATAGCGCGTCCTGTGCTGTGTACTGACATTTGGCCGGGCTTGCCTTTAATGTCCCGCACCATAAAAGTACCGTTATTCCATAAAGCACCGTTAGACCATTTAGCCGCTTGGCGTACCCATTCCTCGGTGCCTGCCCGTTTGCCTTTTGCCGGGCCGTCGCTGTTACCTATGTAGTCGCGGGCGCCGGTTACTCCGGGTTTGGCTTTAGCCGTCATAATTACGCTTCGGGGTTTGTGCCGGGTTTGCTTTTGAGGCCATTTGAAGCAACAAGGCCGCTAAGTGTGCCGGTAAGAAACACAAGCAACGTGCTTAACAGGTCAATTAGTTGCGCGTCGGTTGGGGCCTGTTCGGTTGGTTGGTCTACAAACAAAATGCCGTAAATAAATGCCATGACGGTAAAAGAAAAGCAAATAGCCATTAGACGGCCAACAAAAACTATTAGCCCTGCGTGTTGTTGTTCAGGTGTTTTAATCACAAGCGGCCTTGGTAAAGCATTGGTATTCAATATTTGTTTTAGAAACTGTGCAACCACTACAACCCCAAACTACTACCGCTACAAGTAGCGCGTACCCAACAAAATAACGCCATTTCATTACTCAACCGGTGGCGCCACAAATTCGCCATACTCACCTAATGACGCGTCATAAAAAAAACCAGCGCCAGCGTATGTGCCCCTAAAATTTCCGTTATAAGACGTTTGTAACCATGTGCCAGTAATACCCAACGACGTTATAAAAGCTTGGCCTACTGGCTCGCTTTCCGGAAATGGCAAATTATCGCAATCGTCGTTAGAAATTACAATTACGTCACTAACTATGTTGTTTTCTACTTTTGCAAAATGCGCCATGTCAAACCTTAAACCTTATGTAAACAACACCTGAACCACCGTTGCCACCTGTTTGTCCTGCTGCGTTTGCACCGCCACCGCCGCCGCCTGAACCTGTGTTGGCTGTTGCTGCTGCACCGTTCGCTGCACCGGAACCACCAGCGCCAGCACCAGTGGAACCTGCTGCACCACCAGTAGTTAAACCACCGCCACCACCACCGGCACCAACAAAAGTTGTAATGCTGCCGCCTGTAAATGTTGTCAAGCCCAATCCAACACCACCAGCGCCACCTGTGCTAGTTACAGCGTTACCGCCAACGGCCTGTGATGAACCACCACCGCCACCGCTTGAACTGTTAATCCCGTCACCACCAGCAAAACCAAACACGGAAGACAAAATAGAACTTGACCCGGTTGTTTTTCCTGTTTCGCCGTGGCCGCCACCACCAGTAGCCAACCCAAGAATTGTTGTTAGGGCTGTAATGTCGCCTCTACCACCACCGCCGCCAACGGCGTTTAATTGACCAATTGCGGAAAACGAACCGTGCGTGCCGGATTGGGTATTACTTCCACCAGCACCACCAGCCCCAATGGTTATTGTTTGATTAGCGGAAAAATACGCTGTGGTTTGAACAATAGTTCCGCTTCCGCCGCCACCACCACCACGGGTTACTGTGGCAACAGCACCACCACCACCTGCACCTGCACTTACCAAGAAAATGTCAAATAACCCACTTTTTGTAACAGTCAAAGTAGATGAAGATGTAAACGTAAGCATTGTGTACGCGACACCGTCAACGGTAATGCTTGAAGACGTGCCACCTGTTCCGGCGCCATAAACGGCACCGCCACCGCTAAAAAAAATAGCAGCACTAGCACTTGTAAAATACAAAGTGCCACCTGCCCACGTGCCTAACGCTAGTGATGATGCGGTTGTTACGGTGCAAGTACCCGCCGTAATTGTGCAAGTACCTACGCCTATGTTTTGAATAAAAAGAGTGTCTCCAGCTGCAAAAAGCCCGCTGTTTACGGTAATAGTTTTTGCGGTTCCGCTGTTCATTACAACGCGGGTGCCTTTGTCGGCTGCCACAAGCACGTAACTATCTGTTTTTGTGCTAACGGTTTGGTTGTAATCGTTGGCTTGTAATGCGTCCATTTGGGCGGCGGTAAGTATTTGCCCGGCGGTAAAATCTTGAATAGCCATAGTGTCCTTATCCTAAAACATTTTCGGTAGATATTGTGCCATACAGTACGTCGTCCAAAATCAGCTCGTAAACAATGGTAGTAGGGCTAGTAAACAAGGCTACGCGGTGCCCGTTTAACGTAATGGTATGTTCTATGCCCTCTACGCTTAGCTCTTGGGCAAGGGTCATAGTAGAGCTGCCAGTAACAAATTGTTTTTCTATGCTTATAGTGTCGTTTATGTCAATAACGGCCACGGTGTCGCGTTGGGCGTTGGTTAAAGCACCAAATACGGTTTCTACGCTGTTATAGCGGGCTTCCGGGTATGGGTCTAAAAGGTAGGTTGCCGCTGCCGCTAATTCGGTATCGTCTAAAAGGCTGTTCGTAATGCTGTTTGTTTGAATAAAAAACGCGGCTTGGCTTGCCAAATCCTCTGCCGTTTCTATTGCGGTACCTAGGTTTTCTATTAACACGCGGTTAGTTACTTGGTCAGCTTCAAACGTAATACCTAGGCCAACATAGGGTATTTCGGTTCCGTCGTCGTGGAAGTCTGCGACGCTGCCGGAAAGGGTAGTACCCGTCCTTGGGGTAAAGGTCAGCACTCCCGCACGGGATACAAACAGGCGGCCAAATTCTGCGGTTTGGTTTATTTGCGTTAGGTAACTTAAAACATTTGTACCGGCGGGCACGGTGTAGGCGGCGTCGTGGCCTAGGTCAACGGTTCCAATGTCAATGTTACGGGCCGTGCCCGTTGGGTAGTCCACTTCCGGTAGGTCTAAAACGGTTTCTATACGTTCTCCGGACGTTTCTACGGCTACATTTAATTCGTCCATGTAAGTTTGGCTAAGCAAATAGAAATTGTCAGCGCAATAAACTATTACTTGGTCTAAACCGTCTAGGGAAAAATTGTACTCATAGTTAACAATTCGGCCACGGTACAAATATTCGGGGTTGTTGCTGTTGTCGTAGCGGATTAGTTCCACGGCGCGCAAAGGTGCTAAACCGGGTAGCGCTTCGGGTGTGTTGTAGTACGGGCTGTTTTCGTCAAACGGGTTAAATACGCCGTCTACGTCGTTTATAGTAAATGACATGGTGCCGGCTGCGAATTGGTCGCCTTGGTCACGGCGGCCGCGGCGTACGTTTATTTGTGTTGCACTAGCGGTTATGTCTGCAAAATCGGTTGTAGGGCCTAAAGGGTAAACACCGTTTAATAAGCCTTTTATGTCGCTGTCTAGTTGGAATGAATTGACGTCGTAACCGGTGTCTACGCGTAGCGCATAGTTGCCGGCTTGCGCTATTGCTGTGCCGGGCATTATCTAAACCCCGCTATTGGTAAATCTAATGGGCCGTTTTGGCGCGCAAAAGCGCGTAAGCCGTCGTTGGTTACTTTTCCTATTTCCGCTGCTGTAGCCAATCCGCCTTGCACGTTTACGGTGTAGTTGGTTGTGCCACCGCGGGCGGCGCGCGCTTCTGCGACGCTTTGCGCTTCTGTTTTGGTTGGTGCAGGTGTAGCAATGGTTTGGCCTGCAGTTATTTTGGTAAATGAAATGTCCGTTTGTGCTTGCTCTAACAAATTCTCTAAACGCTTAGTTGTTAAATTTGGGTTTTTAAGTATCTTTTCATATTTGGCTAAAACGCTTTCAAGCCCTGCTACTAGCGCGGTGCCTTGGTCTACGCCCGCTTGGTAAAAACGGCTTGCACTATCTAGGCCTAATTTGTCTGCTACTTCTTGGACGGTAGAAACAAGCGCGTTAACGCCGTTAGGGCCTGTAATAGCTTCTTGGCCGCCTGCTACTAGTTCTGCTGCAATGGCGGCGCCCGCTTCCGCACCGGCGTTAAGTACTTCGCTCAGCGCTTGTTGACTTAGGCCGCGCTGTAATAGTAAATCTACGTTGGTTGCGTATTCTTTTACCCCGGCTACTTGGTCGCGTAATCCGGCTAAAAATCCGCCGCCCGTTTCTACGCCTGCTTCTTTAGCGTCACTAAAACTAAATCCTGCTTTAATGCCGTCGGCAACGCTTTGCCCAAAATCGGTAAACGCGTCTTGTGCGTCGTCTAGTTGGTCTTTTGCTTCGTCTAATGCGTCTGCCAATTTGTCGTTTATAACGTCGTATAGTTCGTTTATTGCTTTTGAAGCGCCGCCCGTTTCCTCTTGTTGTTCGCGCAATTTACGATTAAATTCACCGGCAGCGTCAGAAACGCGCATTGTTTGTTGGGCAGACATTCTTAAATTTTCGTTGTATGCGCCCGTTACTTTGTCGTTTTCAAACGCTTTACGCAAATTAGTTAACCCGTACCACGCTTGGCTTAGCGGGTTTTGCATATTGCGCAAAAACCCAATAAAACCGCTAATTTCGTTGCTACTGTTTTTTACTGGTGTAGGCAGTTTGTTAAATGCTTGCGCTAAAAAGTTAACGTTTGCGGTAGCGGTTTTAGCCTGCTCAATAAATGCGGCGCCAAATTTGGCTTGTAGGTCTTTGAATGTTGCCGACAATGTGCGGGTGCTGTTTGCTAGGCCGTCGCTTGTGCGCATAAAGTCGCCTTGCGCGTCGCCTGTTTGTTTATAGATAGCGGATTGCGCGGCCAAAATCTTTTGTTGTGCTGTTAGCGCGCCTTTGCCGTCATAAATGCCAAGGGTCATTGCCTCTTGTTTTAGCGTTGCGTCGTTAAGCAAAACACCAAAACGGCGCAAAGGTTCAGCTTCTCCACGTAACGCCGCACCAATAGCTTGTACGGCTTCCTCCGGCGTAGTGTTATTAAACGACGCTAAGTCAGTAGCAAGGGTTGTAAAATCGTTGCTAAATAGCGCTAAATCCTCACCGGCTAAACCGGCTGCTTTACCAAACGTTCCAAAAACGCCGGCAGCTTCTAAAACTGATTGCTTAGACTGGCCAAGGTTTTTAGCCGCGCTGTTTGCAAACTTTTCAACCTCACGCGCACCACGACCAAACACTACGTTTACTTTGCTTAGGCTTTCCTCCATGTTTGACGCCGCCGCAATGGCAGGCCCA